TCCCACCAGGCTACAGCATCTACCACTACGATAGGTGCTACCTGATTGTAGTCTTTAAGAATTTGTAGATTTACCCACTTATCTACGTGAGCAATTGCAACAGCACACTTGTCGTGCTTCTGTGCAAGGTCAGCATGGATATAGTACTGTTCGTCTGGGTCTGGCTTAAAGTTTTCTGCAAACCTTCTAAAGCTATCCACAGGATTTGTTAATGTCATACAGTTAATAAGTTTATCTTTTTGCTTGAAGAATGCGTCTGATGAATATGTTGGAGTACATAGAAAGCGCATCATTGCATCTCCTAGATCTGTTAAAAAAGCAATTTTAAAATCATCAATCTGTCTTGTTGGATTTACTTCCCAAGTTGGACGCTTTAGTGCTAAAACCTTTGGAATCTTGTATGAAAGGATATGGTCTTCTTCCCAAGAAATCTCAAAACTATTGTCTGGGTTATCGTGTGGCAGATCTTCATTAATAATAAACTTGTGTGTTCTTTCTACTACTTCTTTGTCAGCAATTACTGCATCATACCGTTGAGATATAAAGTCGCCTTGATAACGAGGGAATGAAAGCAAAACTACCTTTCCAAGATCAGGAAAGCGAGAATCTACAGTACCACGAAAAGCTTTGTAAATATTATCAGCAGTCTTACCTTGTTCGTTTCCTGTTGCTACCTCTGATGCAAAACCAGAAATTTCATCAAGTACTGCCATAAATAAGTTCAAACCCTCATGGGATTCACGCTCTGAGTGACCAGAATAAACTGTGATTGACTTGTCAAATTCAATAGAGTCTGCTTTAGGATTATACTTTCCAGCAAACCAAGGTGATCTCTCAATCTTTGACTTAAAACCTTTAAAGAATACATTCTTTGCTTGTTGTGCGTTAATAGCAACGTTAATAATATCAATAGCATCTCCAGCAGGCTTACCATAGTAAACAGCTGGTTCTTTAAGGCACAGCATCTTATATACTACATATGCACATGCTACTGTTGATACGAAGTCTTTTCCAGATCCCTTGCCAAGTTGCAAGATAATTTCATTCTTAGTGTATTTTTTATAGTATTTTTCACCCTTATCACCAAGGATATCTACTACGTCTTCTTTACGATAAATCTGACTCATTGCCTCAACAATGTCATATTGAATATCAGACAGTGGTGGTTGCCCAAGGTAGTCTGGAGACTCAACAAATGTCTTCGCATTTACTGGTTTCTCAACAAAATGATTTTCTTTTAGAACTTCAAAGAAATCATTGAACATCGTGGACAACTGTAATCACTTCTCCTTCTTTTGCAATAGACGATAGTCTTTGCATAATAAGATCTCTGATGTCTGGATGTTCTGATGCTATATCTCTAAGTATTCCAACAAGAACTTCTTGTCTACGCTCAATCTCAACCATCTCTTCTGCAAGCTCTTTGTTCTCTAAGAGTCCAGCCTTCTGCAACATATCAATACGCTTAGACTCAATATCCATAACAAGCTTGATTGCTGCAGTCTTTGCACTAAGGTTATTAGTCATAGATGCTTCATCAATAACCTCATAAGATTTTGTTATCAACTTGCTATAGTGTGTGTCAGCACCAACTAAAGCTTCTTTTGCACGAGCACGGATGGCAGCATTATCAGATGCCATGGCCTTCCACTCATTAATAAGAGAAACTACACGTGTGCGTGGGATATCTAATTCTTTTGAAATTACTGTAGGGTCATTACCTTTAAGGTACTCACTTACAACTGTGTTAACTTGATCTAAGTGCTTGACTAAATCTTCTTCAGTTGACATTGTACTTTCCTTCTAGCCTATTTATTTCATCTTTAATATAAAATATTGCTTTTTCTAAATCCTGAATAGTCTTAGACTCATCTTTAAGACCTGCTCTCCACAAATATTTAAAGGCATTGCCAATATTAAAATTACGATGACGGGTAATCTGTATACACTCAACCCCAGAAGGATCTGAGGTATAGTGATAAGGATGATTTACCTGATCAACTGTAATTGTTAAATTATTGCTCATTTTCATCTTCTTCTAATTCAAACGCTTCTGGCAGACCTTTTAGAGCTGACATTACATATGTAATACCTACTGCTCCAGCAATACCCAAACCAATCATAATCTTTTGTGCTTTATTCATCGTTTACTCTTTCTTAGATTAAATTTAGCGAGGTAAACATATATAGTTTCTACGCTTGCCCCACATTCCTTTGCAATTTCTTCTGGAGACTTCTTATCAATAAGAAATCTTTTCTTTAGCCATACTTCTGAACTATATAGTTTACCAGACATTCTATTTCCTGTCAACTTTAATAACTGGCTCAAGTCTGTCCCAGTAACCATAAGGACTGCCCTGATACATTTGTCCAGTTTCACGATCCATCAATAACCATTTTGTCGGAGAAAGAGTTCTAACAGTTAATGTAACATCTGAATCCTCCTCTTTAAAAACAAACTTATCTCTATCACTCATTGTTACCAACCGCCTTTCCCCAATTTTTAATAGCCCAATGACCAATTCCACAGGCATCAGCTACATCATTATCTTCAATTTTTTTATTATACTGAAACTCAATAAAATCAATAGTTCTTTGTTTTCTTAAATTACGCTCATATGTTTTATACCATGATTCAGACTTGCCAGGATTTCTTGCAACAATTATTGCTTTTTCTTCTTTTGATATTTTTTTATTACCAATAAAGTTTTGCCAAGTTATTGGGGAAACCTTTCCGATATTACGAATGCCAGATTGACCTGCTGCACCAAGCAAAGCACCCTGTACTAATGCAAGATCTGCAGCAGTCTTAGGGCTATTCATAAATACAGTATGTTCAATAACAATAGCATCTACATTTACTATATGCTCAAATAGTGCTTTGGATTTTCTTCCAGCATCAACAACTTTTTGGTATATATCTTTGCCCTCAAAGTTGATCTTCCCAACTTCTTTTAAACTACCACCATGAAATGTAGCATATGCAAGACTATTTGTACTGGCATCAATAGCACAAATACGTTCTGGCGTTAACTCAATACCCCATTTATTCTTGCTCATACTCAATAAATCCTTTTATTTGTTTTAACATTTTATTTACTGCTTTTTCACTTACATTACAGTTTGCACAAAAACCAGAATCATTATATATAGAAAGAGAAGTACCGCATCCACCCAAGCATCTACGGTCCTTCCCCTTTCTTTTTTGTCTACGAGTTACTTGATATCTTTCTTGAATTTTATCTTTTGTAGCAAGGTCTCTGCACTCAAGGCTGCAGTAAATTTGATAACTGACCTTTGGTGTAAACCTGATATCACATCTGCTACAAAGCTTCACTCAGTTCCTCCAGAGATGCTATCTTAACAACACCTGCTCCTGCTTCGTCACATGCTTTTCTAATTGGACAGCTTTTACAAACCTTAGAGTTTGACCTATAGTTTTTTGTTGGAAGTTGTTTAACTTCCCAAGACTTACGAACAACTCTCATCCATTCAAAAGCTTCATCAATCCATTTACGGTAATGATCATTTACTTGAACTGGAATAACAAGAAGCTCATGGTTATTCTTATTTTCATAAATAATAACTCCCTTTGCCTTCTTGAGAATCTTCATATAAATAAGAATTTGTACAACGTGTCCCATCTTAGGTTTGCCTGTACGCTTTCTATATTCAAATACTTCATTGTTAGTTGTCTTAACTTCAACTACCAGCTCTTCGCCCTTCCAATTAATAAAGTTATCTACATAACCAAAAATTGGAGGATCATCATTGAAAATCTTAAACTCTGAATCAATTGAAATACCAGAGTTCTTAAACGCTGTCTCAATTCTTCCATGAGCAAGAGTTCCATTGGTCATATTTGCTACTGCATATGGATCAGAGTTATCTTCAAATACCGCTCCCTCAAATGCAAGGTACCAATATCTTGGACATTCTCCATGACCATATGCAATAGTAGAAGGACCAAAGGTTTTCTTCTGTGTATGCTTAGGCTCACGACCTACAAGATATCCAGCCTCAATTGCCTTTACAAGCTCTTTGGCATCAATCTGCGCTGGTGTTTCAACATCCTTTATCATCACTTGCTTTAGTAAATTTTTTGTCATATTATCCCTTTTGTTTATATAAGTATAGCATGTTAGCGCATGATATATTTGAGTGCTGAAACCAAATTGTTTATTGATTCTGCTGCTGTGTAATAGATATTCTTCTTTGCCCTGTCATTTTTATCAACATTTGCCATCCATGTAGCCTTGAAAGCCATCTTTGCAGCAATTGCCTGAAGCCTGACAATCTCAATGCTTGCTACCTGTGCTGGGATATCTGGCTTAATAATAACCTTTGCTATGAATGTTAAAGCCTGTGTTAGCTCTTCATCCTTCATATAGTCTGCTATCTCAGATAAGCCATTGACCATCTCTAGTGTTGTGTTCTGTTGCTCACTCATCTTCTTCTCCTATTATTTGTTCCATTATTTCAAACTCAGTTATCATTAATCTTACCTTTGAGTTACCGTCACCAAGGACTACAAGTATCGCAGGATCATTACCATTTCTAATAGCATCTGTAACCGCTTTAGCCCAAACATCTTTATTTAAAGTAAAAGACTTAGAGCATTCCTTAAAATCTACAGTAAAGTTTTTCCAGGTAGCATCACCTTTGTGTGTATTGCGTCCAGAATTTTTGTGCTGTTTAGCACCAATTCTTTTTGACTCACTTCTCTCGCTCATAATCCTTCTTTGTTAATATAAGTGGAACTTTAGAAATATGCTTTTGACTGCACATCCATGTGACATCTGCACTATCTAGCCAAAGCCTTAAAGAATTAACTTCTTCATTGCATTTCTTACAGATAAATTTACCTGAAAAAATTTTAAACTTTTCAGACATTTAATATCTTACTCTTAATAGAATCTTGCAGATCTAAATCTTCTCTGACCCTGTTGACAAAACCTTCTCTGCCCTGAACCTTTGTGCCATCAGGTAATACATACCATGCGCCTGTGCGTTCAACTATGCCCATTATTTCAGCCGTATCAACAAGATCACCAATGCTATCAATACCAACATTATCTCCTCTAAAATAAAAGTCATACTCGCCAGACTGAAAGCCAGGAGAAGTCTTAGAGAATTGGAGTTCCCAACGTATCTTGCGACCAATTTTTTCTTCAATAAGTTTATCTCCAACATGAATCTTACCTTTAATCGCTTGATTATCTGACTCTGACGAAAATAGTTTAATAACTGTTGAGGAATAAAACTTAGTAGCTTGACCACCAGTAGGCTGCTGGCTAGTATACATAGCACTAATATTATTACGAGACTGGCTAATAAGCACAAGCATAGTAGGCTTAACTTTATTATTAGCGTAGTTAAGCATTTTCCATGCATTGCTAAAGTCTCTAGATTCCGCACCAATTTGCTTGGTATTTTCAAGTTGCTTAAGTTCATCGGAATCCTTTTCAAAATATATTGCTGGCAACAATGACGTAATAGAGTCAATAACTATTATATCAACCCCAGCCTGCATAAGACTAGTACCAATATCAACCATCTCATTGATTGTGCGACATTGTGAAACTATGAGTTTTGATGAGTCAACCCCAAGACTTTCTGCCCAAGCCCTATCATATGACATTTCTGCATCAATCCATGCACAAACCTTGCCTTCTTTTTGTGCCAAACCTATCATCTGAAGGCATAAAGATGACTTAGCAGATGACTTTGAACCCCATACCAGAACTTGTCTTCCATATGGAAGTCCACCATTTAGTGCACGGTTTAAACCAAAACTTGGTGTTGCTGCATACTCTGTTGCTGGTACTGTATCTCCAGCCATTACAGTCTTTCTAAGCTTTGGATTTAGCTGGGCTAATACTTCTTCTACTGTCATCATCAAAATCTTACTCCGTGTTTCTCTGGTCTAGTTTTATTAAAATCTACTTTTTCTTTTAATGCTTGATCAAGTGATAATCTAGTATACCCTGCTTCTACCATTCCTGCATACAAATCAAGTGTGCGAATAATAATATCAGCAAACTCTTTAGTAATCTCTTCTTCACCTTTATCTTTACGTACTGCTTCCATTACCTCAGTAACTTCTGAAACAATCATCATGCATTGTTTAGCAATAAAAATATCATTTATAGCATCATGATCTTCTGGACTTCCCCAAAACCCTTTTTCTACTGCATTTTTATGCAACTCAATTGCTAGATCATCAAACATTTTCTACCTCATTCATTATAACAGTTCCATCCTTAGTCTTTCCAAATTCAAACTTATAAACATTTCCTTCTTCAATCTTCATGTATGCTTTAGCAAATTGCATTGGAAATACAACAACTGAATGCATTTCTCTGCCTGCATCTGCAAGTACCAAAGAAGCCATCTTTTTACCAGCCTTAGTTACTCTTGGTTTAAAGGAAACAACAAAGTGTTCTCCTTCTTTGTATGGCAACATCTTATAATTTAAAAACTTAACCAAAGAGCTCTTAGATTCCTTTAGTTCATCAGCAGGTATTGCAGAGACAATCCTATTATCACTTGCAAGAATGAGATAAGTGCGACCAGTCTCAATAGACGGAGACTCTTCATCAAATATACCAACACTGCCAGTCTTGTCCAAAACTTCAACTCTTGACCATCCTGTTCCTCTTTTAATTGATTTTACCATTCCAAGCAATATAAATGATCCAGTTTCTTCATACTCCTCAATATCATTAATATATGCATAGTAATGTTGTGGAATAGATGTATTAAACTCAGGGAGGTTTAAGTATTCATATAGATTTTCTTTAACTTCCTGCGGATTTGCTGGATTATCTGGGAATGTAAGTGCCCCTACACACTTCATTGCCTGTAGTGCACGACTGTTTACTCCATTGCCCTTAGTAAAGGTAAACTCTTCTACTTGTTTATAGGATGTGAACGGACGGCCTGCGATATATCTTTCTGCAATCTTATCAGAGATATATTTAATGCCCGTAAGCCCAAATCTAATTCCCTTACCTTCAATCTTAAAATCAATTTCCGAATCATTAAGATGCGGAAGTTTAACAGGAATACCCATACGTTTTGCTTCAATCAAATACTCCGTTCTTCCATCTTTATCTTTTTCATTCTTAAGAAGTGCAAACATAAACTCTAGAGGATAGTGGTACTTAAGCCATGCTGTCCAGTACGATAGTGTTGAGTATGCTACTGCGTGTGACTTATTAAATGAGTACCCTGCGTGAGCCTCAAAGTCATGCCATAGGTCTAGCGCATCATTTGGCGAAAGGTATTGAGAAGCACCCTTAATAAATTGATCTTTGAAGACATCAAATTCTTTAGCATCTTTTTTCTTTCCAATGATCTTTCTAACTTTATCCGCTTCCGACATGGACATACCGCCAAGCTGTACGCATGCTTGCATAACTTGTTCCTGGTAAAGAATACAACCATATGTTTCCTCCGTAAATGATTTCATAACTTGATGCTTATAATCAATATTCTCACGACCATGCTTACGAGCAATATAAGATTTACCAATAGTATTCATAGCACCTGGACGGACCAGAGCATTAGAAGCAGCAAGTTCAGCAAGATTTTTTACACGCATTTTGACTAGAAGGTTTGTATATGGTGTTGCTTCACACTGAAATACACCCTTAGTATAGCCGTCAGATAGCATATTGTATACATTGGCATCTTCCATATCAATCTTTAGTAGATCAATCTTAGTGCCTTCACGCTCTTTTATAATTTCAATACAATCTTTTAGAACACTAAGAGTTTTAAGACCAAGGGCATCAATTTTAATAAGACCAATATTTTCAGCCTCACCCATGTCAACTGCTACCACTGGAATTCTTTCATCTTGTCCAGTTACTGATCGTGTTTCCATTGGTGCGTATCTAAAGATTGGGTCTTTACTTGTTACAACACCTGCTGCATGGATTCCAGTACCACGAATTCTTCCACGAAGTTGCTCACCATAAAGCTCTACTTCTGGATACTTTTCTCTAAACCAATGTGTATTTTTTGAAGTACAGAAATCATCCCATGTATCAACTACCTTAAGTACCTTATTAACATCTGGCAATGGAATGTTTAGACATCTTGCAACATCTCGTACAACACCTTTATCTTTAAACTGCAAGAATGTAGCAATAGAAGCAACGTGCCTGTATTGTCTAACTAGATAGTCTTTTACCTCATCACGACGAGTATCTTGAATATCTGAATCAATATCAGGAAAGTCATTACGTTCTGGATTAATAAAGCGGAAGAACAGTAGGCCATGCTTGATTGGGTCAATATCTGTAATGCCAAGTGCATAACAAAGCAAAGAACCTGCTGCAGATCCACGACCTGGGCCTACCAAAATGCCCTCACTCTTTGCCCAGTTAAGCATGTTACGAACAACAAGAAAGTATGGTCCAAAATTTTTCTGTCCAATAATTTCTAACTCTTCATCAAGTCTTACAAGATATTCTTCGTTCTTGTCTAGCTTTTTATCTTTCAATCCTTCAAGAGCAAGTTTCTTAAGCTCATCCATTGGCTTCTTGTATTGTACAGGAAGTAAATCTAAGTGTTCTCTAATATCATAATCTTCTATCTTGTTAGCAATTTCATTTGTAGAAGTAAACATGTCTTCACGATCAATACCCTGCTTTAACATGGCATCTTTCATCTCTTCATACGAAAGAAGATGAATGTCAAACTTATTAAAACTCATCATACGATCTGCGCCATAAAGATAGTCAAGGCGGTCCATAAATGATTCATGCTTCTTTGACTTATCATATGTTACATCTTTTTGTAATTTAGCATGAGTATTAAGAAGAAGCATTAACTCCTGAACCTCTTTTTGACTTGTATCTGAGTGGTGACAGTCTGGTGTTACTACAATCTTAACCTTGGCTGCATCAGCAAGCTCAATAATACCTTTATTAACTTCTGGTGGATTGTGTGGCATTACTTCAATATAGTAATCATCACCAAATTCTTTTTTAAACCACTGTATATGCTTCTTTGCTGTTGCAAGTTCACCCAACTCAACAGCCTTTGCTATCCAGCCACTAAGACATGCAGATGTAACAATAATTCCTTCTTTATACTTAGCAAGTGTTTCAAAATCAAACCTTGGCTTACTAAAGAAACCGTCTGTCCATGCAATCTCGTTAATCTTATTTAAGTTTTCTAGACCTTGCTGGTTCTTAGCGAGAAGGACTATATGATGATAGTTTTGGTCAAGAGGGTCAAGGCGATCTGCCTTTGCTCTCTTATCTGCCATACTTGTCGTCATATAGCCTTCTACACCAAGTATTGG